CACTTCTGGATTAGTAGAAACAGGGAAGCTAACTAAGCCTATAATACATTTAGTTAATAGAGAGTATACTGCTAGTGGATTAGATGATGAAAAAAGTTACCTTGAAATATATGATGATTACATTGTGAACAACGATGAACGAAATGATAAAATTAGGAAAATAGTTAATGACATCACGAAAGAAAATGAAAGAGCCCGTATCCTTATTCTTACCAAATCACTTGCTCACGGAAGAACCTTGGAAGACTTGCTTGGACCAGAATGCCAATTTCTTGAAGGGGCTACTTCGGTCGGAGAACGGTATAACAGTATTTCTAGATTCAGGAGATCTAGAAGATCTAGCATACTCATTGGCACTAAAATCCTCCAAACAGGGATTAACATTGAAGAAATCACTCACTTCATTAACGCCAGAGGAATGAAATCAGAAATTGCCACATTACAAGCTTTAGGAAGAGCCCTACGAAGACATGATTCAAAGGAAGTGGTTTATATTTATGATTTTCTAGACAAAGAAAAATACTTAAAACAGCACTCTAATGCTAGAAAAAAGTATTACAAAAAAGAAGGACATGAGGTAAAAAAAATTGAAATCCAATAACCAAATAAAAAAAGAGTATTATCAACTACGAGAAACAGAGATTAGTAACTTAAAGCTAATAAAATCAGAAATTGATAGTTTTATCCAAAGAAATAAGGTTGATGATGAGGGCTTGCGGCAACTTAGTAATTTTACCGCATCTTTTGCATCATTTAAAGAAGCTTATCTGTCTAGATTTATTAATTACCTTAAACAGGGACACATGGTTGATTAGTTATCGACTGTTGGTATATTTATGGTAGGGTTTTCTAACTTCAATTTCAAACCCCAATTCTCCATATCACGCTTAGTCCATTGATCTTCTAGACTCTCTTCTAGCATATCAAGCTTATAATTAATATTTGTAAGTTGTGTGCTGATCCAAACCACACCACCACATAAGGCAATTACCATACCCAATGGCATTAAAGTCTCTTTCGAGAGCGTCATTTTCTTTTCTGATGTGGTCATAATTATCCTATCCTTTTAACCGAGGCAACAGAGTATCTCTCGGATTTAATAGTTCCCGCATCAGTATCACACTTGATGGCAAGTTTAACCCCAGCCGTTAAATAACCCATCCAACGAGCCCTTGTAAGGTGAGGGTCTATATTCGTTCTAAGTTCTTGTGTAGTAAAGGATAGAGCCGATTCGACCCCTCCATACCCAGTAGAGGTGATAACAACATAGTTTTTAATAGTAGCAGGACTAACAGTAACATTTATACCAATATCAGCATCAACCTCATACCAACCAGCCGATGTTATCTCCCAATAACCATTAGTGGAATCAAATGAGATCCCGTCTGTTCCCATTGTAGTTTCTGTCACCGAAACCCCTGAACCAAAGTAGAAGTTATCAACTCCTGTCCCTAAACTTGCAGTAGATTGCAACCAGGAGAAGGGAGGAGGATAAGGGCAACCACTTATACTCGCAGAGCTATCGAGGGTAGTTACGCAGTCTGGATGCCCACTTAAATCGTTACCAACATGCACATTCCTAGCAATTAGACCTTCCCCTGCTCCCTCCAAAAGGAGCGTTCCATCAAAGTCGCCCTCCGCTATTGCGACAGGGTTTGCAATTATAGTACCACCCCCAGCGAACCCCATTTTTCCACCACCTCCCGTAAATGATGGGGATGACCAGCATATTTTACTAGCAGTAATATCATAAGTCAGTACATCTTTACCTGAAGAGTTATCCCCCGTAGCACAGACTTCATAAAATTTATGAACACCACCCTCAATAACAGGAATACCACACACAGAAACCGCACCATCGCTGTTAACCTTAACCGAAGTAGCATCTACATTAACACTTATAGACCTGTCCGATGTTAAATCTCCACCACCACTTATGCCAGCCCCCGCTATAATATCAACTGTTGAGTGATCAACATGCTCATTAGCAACAAAACCACTTAAGTTATCATGAACAATAGCTCCATCATTAGTTTGTACATCGTTTGTGTTTACAGTAATGCCTGTTCCAGCTATGACATTTATAGTCCTGTCCGATGTTAAATCTCCACCACCAGTACAACCTGCCCCTGCTATGATATCAACTGTTGAGTGATCAACATGCTCATTAGCAACAAAACCACTTAAGTTATCATGAACAATAGCTCCATCATTAGTTGATAATGTTCTAGTAGATGCTATAGTTCCACCACCTGTTAAGCCAGTTCCAGCAGTAATACTAACGGAAGTATGGTCAATATGTTCGTTAGCTACAAAACCACTTAAATTGTCATGAACTATTTCCGAATCAGTAGTTGTTATATTATCAGGGTTAGCGGTGATACCTGTTCCACCTATGACATTTAGGGTAACATCATCTTCCGTCCCGCCACCTGTTAGACCAGTCCCAGCAACAACAGAAGTAATATCACCACCCGCTCCAGCATCATGATTAATAGTAAAATTAGTATCACTAACAACAACCGTGATATCAGTACCACCTATAGGAGTTCTACCAGGGGCAACTTCTGCTTCAATGGTTTCTCCTGATTGAAATTCAGAAAACCCCTCAGGATTACCTTCACAGGGGTCATCATCATCGGGCCATGCTACACGAAGCGGTTTGAAATCACCCATTCAATTAACTCCTATTTGTTGTCGGAACCTTCATCATCGGTTCCGTCATCTTCTTTACCTATGTCCCCTGCTCCAAATTCACTAGCTAAGTCGGCAATCAAATCTTCCATAGATTGCAGTTTTTTATTTAAATCCTTAGTATCTTGTGGTGCTGTGGCTGTTTCAACTTCGTCTTCCGCTGCGGGATCGGGCTCCATAGGAACTTCAGGAGTCGGTTGCTGAGTCGCTTTTTCTTCCTTTTCGTCCTTTTTAGACCCCTTTTCTGTATCTTTGGTCTTTTTAGGTGCCTCTGCGGTTGCTGTTGAAGTAGCATTTGCTGTTGATTCTGGTTGACCCTCATCAGAATCATATTGTTTACCAACTTGAGATTTTAAAGTTTTAAAGGTATCTTCTAAATTACCGATATCTTTAACAACTTTCTTAAAGTCTACATCAACATGCTTGGTAATCTTCTTTTCAAAAAGGATATCATCATACCCTGCTTCCTCAAAGAGAGAATAGGTAAAATCGTTAAGATCAATGCTTTCTACACCGTTCTTACCGTTCAACATTTTAATCATTTCGTTACAAACAACTTTGATACTACTTTTATCGGGTGCGTTATCTGACAAAGAGGAGAACATAGCAACTTGATTTTCGATTATCATTTTAAAAGAAGGAATATCCTTTAAATTCTTAATATTTATACCGTATTTTTCATTTAACACTTCCACGATGCCTTCTTTAATTGGTTTATTAATCTCAAAAATTTCAGCAGCATAGGTCCGTAACTCGTCCTCTGAAACCACAACCCCCTTATTCATAGAGAGAGAATTGGAAAGTAAGCTATTTAGTTGCTTTTTGGTCGCTAATGCAAAATACGGGATCTCAGTCACAGCCTCAACAATAGAACCGTATATCTCTTCTTTATCTTGCTCAAAAATATTACCCACAATCTTCTGAACCCGTGGATTATTCACCCACATTCTGTCAAAATCTCTTTTTGATTCGTAAATCTCTTGTTTAAGAAGCTCTTGCTTGCAAATCAGGTCAAACACAGATGATGTAACTTCATCCTTTAAAATATACTCCCCCTCTTCTCCTAAATTTTCAAGAGTTAAACGAGGAACATCAAATGCTTCGGAAATAATATTAGACATGGTTAAAGAGCCAACAATACCTTCATCAGATAAAAACTCTTCTTTCTTTTCTTGTAAAAACTCTATAATTTTTGGAGATAACTCAACTAATTTATAAAATTCTGATGTTCCAACAATAGACGAGTTCTTTTTATTTCTTTCCGATTGTTCCTTTAATTTTTGCTCTTCTTCTGCTAGTCTGAGTCTATTCTCCCATAAACTAAGAACCTTATCAAAGTCCATACTGGCTTCAGTATGATTGTCCATTAGAAGATTACCAATAAAATCTCCAATTTGAGAATTAACATGCTTTTCATACAAGGAAGCGTTTTTTATCGTTTCTGTACTTGATATAACGATATTCCTTAACGCAGGAGCCTTATCAACATCGTAGTTTCCTTCGATGAGATATTCACTCTCCGTTATATAAGTTACTAGGTTAGCTTCTGAATCAACCGAAAACAACTTAATGTTCTCTCTTAATGATCTTCCAATACATTTCCCCAGCTTAATAAGCTCTGAAATTGATCTGTTTCTATTTTCTAAAAGGTTAGCATACATAATATTTCTCCATTAAGTATATCAAAAGTATATACTGTGCAATTTGATGATATTTTTTAAGATTTTATACTTCTTCTGATCCATCTTGATATTTCTCAATCACTCGTCTTAAAACTTTCTGTTTATTGTAATCAAAATCACTCCCCAAGTAACTCTCTCGTAGTAGAGATAAAGAAGCTAAAACTTCCTCATTACTAGTGGGTGCGATATTCGCTGCCCCTTCTTGGCCTCCTGCCTCCATAGGAGTAGGACCAGCCATAGGGGCTCCTGCTGCTGCCCCAGTTGCCCCTGGCAAGGCTCCTTGTTCGTCCTGCTGCTTTTCGGCCATTTCTTTCTGTTCCTCTGCTAACTTTTCTTTAAGTTCTTCAATTTCTCTTTCTGTCATATCATAGTATTCTTTATAAATCTTTTCAGAAGGGAATAAGCCAGTCCCCACAATCCCTTGAATAACTCTGATTTTCTGCTCCTCTAAGTCTAACAATCGTTTTGCGAACATATCAGTTGGCTCTGGGAGGTCTATACGAACATCCCTAACATCAGACTCTGGAAAACCTTTTATTTGTAAGTGTCTCTTTAACAATATCTCAATACCTATCTCAACAGAGTGCTGGATTCTTTGAATAGTTCTGGCAAACTTAACATCTAATTGCGACAGATTGGCTTTTCTTTCTGGGGATTGATCTTTTTCTACAATATAATCTTTAGGGATTTTTAGCGCAGCAAGCAGCTTATCTCTAAAGTACTTAACATCATCAACCTCACCCAGGTTTTGGGCTCCTGGTAAGGTATCAATTTTAGTTCCACTATTACCTCTCATAGGAACAAAGAAGTCCTCGTCTGCACTTAAAGGGTTATATCTCCCGTCAATTGTATTTTTCTGGGTATTGTAGAATTTTTCTTTTTTAAACTTATCTTTAAGTCTTTCGATAAATGCCTCTGCTTTAGCAGAAGGCAGGTTCCCCACATCCACATAGAATATTCGTCGTTCTGGGGCTCTTACTAATCTATAGATTAACATGGCATCTTCCATCATCTTAAGTGATCTATAGATCCTATGGCAGTTCGACGCAATTGATTTTCCATACGGATAGAAGGCAGGGTCTGAGGTATGTAATCTAAAGTGAACTATCTGGTTCTTATCCAGAGAGATGTATGCTGGCTTCTTAGGGTTCTCAGGGTTCGATATATCAGGGAACCCTCCTTCCATAACTGAAGACTTGCCTGGAACTTGCTGCAAGAAATCTGTTAAATATCCAAATTCATTTTCTACCCGTAAAATGTAGTTGGGGTTTAGTACCTTAAGTCTTTGGATCCCTTTAGTTGGGTTATTAACATCCATGATTAGCTCTACAAAACAATCACCATATTTAATAGCATTTCTAGCAATATCCCAATAAAACCTATCAAACTTAATACCATTAAATAATCTCTCAGCCTCTTCTACTACATCTGCATTCTCTGTCTTAATTTTCCATCTTTGATTTCTAGTATTTTTTTGAGTGCAATCGTCTGCATAAATATCAAATGCTGCGCCAATTTCAGGATACTCATCCATTTCCTCATAATCTGCATAGCGTTTTTTTCTATTTAATTCTACCTCAGGTAGGACTGGACCACTTTTGGACAAACTGAACCCTGAATTTGGCTCACTAGGTTTGATTACATCCTTTGTTACAACCGTATCTCCAGCTAAGGGAGCATCCTCTGCTTTTTTATCGCTAAGGTAAGGTAAAGCTTTAGTTGCAAAGAACTTAGCAAAAAATCTACCGAATCTACCTGAGGGGTAGAAATACATATTACTTCGTGTAGCTCTTTCTGAAAACTCTGTGTATCCAGACTCGTTTAGCTCGTCGTTTTCGTTTATTTCCTTAGCCATGATATATCTTCCTCTGAATAGCCCCCATATGCGGGTACTCTAAATTTATTGGATTTTGAAATACCTAGGGGAGTCTCCTTATGTGGTATTTTCGATTGTTCTATTGGGGTCGTATGTCCTATAGTCTTATAACAATGAACTGCTAATGCTAAACTCATAATAAGATCATCGTGCTTTCCTCTATCAGCCTCTACTCGCCCACCATCAGTAACAACAAAACTGATAAGTTCGTCAATTGTTCTTTTTGAGTTAACTTTTATAGAATTTATTCTAATTGCTTCTTCCATTTCTGCTAAAATTTGTTCTCTATTCGTAGATGTTGTTTGGAATCCAAAATTATTCTTATCATCCATCCAAATATTTTCGTACTCTAAAACATTAAATAACCAGTCGATTAAATTATTGCCAATCGTGTTTCTTTCACATATTGTATATGCTGTGTTATATAGGGTAGCCTCTTTAACAATAATATCAGCAAATTCATTAATTGGAGTTTTGTTAGAGTAGAACTCGGCTACCTGCTCTCCATTATAGGCATTTATAATGTGGAATGCTGAATAATCTCGTCCTCTACCCAAAGAAACATCAACACTTAAAATATAGTCGTACTGTGGTGAGGGCTCCCTCCAGACCCGCATTCTGTTATTATGTTTAGTATAATAATCTTCATTCATTTCTTCAACAAGTTGTCTAAGAATATCTCCATCTATATAAGTATCTCCTGTTCCTAAAAACTCACACTCATATTCTTGTAGCCATTTTTTTAATGACATATTAGACTTAGTTACATCTTCCCAACGATCAATATCTATAGGGGGTTTTTGTTGTAACATTTGTTCATAAATATGTTCATACCCTTCTGTTCTGCTGTATTCAGGATGTTCTTGCCAACGAATATCCATAGCATTAAAAGAGTTTGTCCCTGCTATCGCTGCCTTGTAAAGATCATAATACCAATTACCTACACCGTTTACAGTAGATAATATAAAGGCTCTACCACCAGTAGAAATGATAGGGTACACAGCAGCCCAAATAGAATCAATGTTATCAATGAATGCTGCCTCATCAATGATAAGAAGAGATCCTGCTAATGAGCGACCTGATTGCTTACCTGAGGGTCTGGACTTAATAATAGATTGTGTATTCAGTTTTAAAGTGTGTTTGTTATCTTCAGCGATCCCTGGTTTTAAGAATTCAGGAAGCTCATCATACATAACTTTAATCCTATCTAGAACTTCGGTAGATTCTGAATCACCCTTAGAAAGAATTACAACAACCTTGTGTTTCTGAAAAAGACAAAACCATAGGGAATATGCAGCAGCAATTGTAGTGCATCCTGCTTGCCTAAATTTTCTTAGAACATTAAACCTGTTATTCTCTAAATTGGACAAGATCCTCTTTTGAAAATCGTATAGCTTAAAGTGTGTCAAACCTCGTATTGGGTGAACGACTTTGATATAATTTGACATAAAGTAGATCGGATCTTCCTTACATCTACGAAATTCGTCTATAATTTGGTTCTTGTCCATAAAAATACAGTATCTAGTCTATTATAGTCTATGAAAATCTATGCCTTCATCTGCACTAGGGATAATAATTTAAGTGATACAACAAAAAAGTTATTATCCTATTTATCTAGCTGTAATGTAGACACAAAATTATTAGTTAACTCTAAATCAATATTTTCGGGGTATGCTAAAGCACTTGAAAGAGCTAACCCAGAGGACGAGGATATAGTTATTTTGTGTCACGATGATATTGAAATATTTTCAGGAAAAGAGTATTTCGCTAAAGCCTTGGCGAATAAACTAGTTGATGAGAAAACGGGCTTTGTGGGGGTTGCAGGGACAACCCACCTCTCCCAAGATGCTGTGTGGTGGAATCATCAACTATGGTCACAAGGAATGCATAGAGGTTTGGTATATCACGGAGATAGCATAGAAAACGCCCAAAGTACTTATTATGGGCAAAACGATAAAGTGGTTGTTCTTGATGGACTGTTTTTAGCAGCCAAGGCTAAGGTACTAAGAGATATCGGCCTGGAAAAACCAGACTACCTAGAAGGAGCATGGGATTTTTATGATATTCATT